CTGTCTGCATGGTGCAGCGCTTGCCGCCAGATGGGGTGCGGTAGCTGGTGTTGTACGTCGATTGCGTGAGAATATTCAGCGGCAAGGCTGGCGTGTAACTGCACACCTGCACGCGGGATGTCGTCGTCCTGGCCGAGCGATAGGGCTGGCCGGGATATCCTGGCCGCCCAGCGGTTCCGGGAATGTACGTGATCGCTTGGTTCTTAATCAGTTGCGCCATTGGCACCTCTCAATCTCTTGGCGCAACATGGCGCCGTTGATGTTCCTATGGGCCTGTCCTTCGTGCAGCCGCCATGCGTAGCCCACAAAGTCCAGTTGCGCAGGTTTCAGGTGCCTTCGAACCATGACATCGCTCAGGTAGTCGATGGTTTCCATGTGGTCCAGCAGCGGTTCAATCGCCTCTCGACGGGCTGCGAACAGATTGTGACCACCGCGAGGCTTTCTGAAAAACCCTACACCGTTGTGCAAGGCAATCTCATGGGTGCAGACGCTGGCGTGTGTCTTGAGCCCTTCGATGACGGCCGCCATCACGCCCGGGTACACAAAGTCATCGCTGTCCACGTAGGTCACGAACGGGTGCGAGCCCCGCTGGTAGCCTTGCGCGCGGCCATGTCCCACCGTGCCGCCCATGTTGCGGATGACGTGCACCGTGCAGGGCTCATCCTCCAGCGAGCGCAGGCATTCGGCCAGCCAGTCGATCCGGGTTCCAGCGTGGGTCAGGACGTGAACGTCGATCATGGTTTGTCCGTGTAGCGTTCGGGAATCGTCACGTCCAGTAGGCCCGATGTCGGGATCAGGTGGCGGAATGTGTTCAGGTCTTTGGCTCCGTCCAGCACCAGGCCGCGGGTGTCGCGCCAAGACCCATCCATGCGCCGGAATGTCTCGGCGGTGATGATCTTGCTTTGGCGCGTCCACGTCAGGCCGTCATCCTTGGATACGTAGACGTGGTAGCTGCTGGTTTCTGCCCGCCATGAGTTGACCGCCACAACCCCGGGAGCGCCATCCTTGCGCGGCTCGATCACCGTGAAGTCGCCGAACTTGCCGAGCTCAAGGTCTGCATCAAACCCGGTCGGCGTGATGTCGGCCCAAGTCAGGCCGCCGTCCGTGCTTCGAATGAACGTCAGGGGTTCTTCGCCCGGCGTTACCGTCAGGTGTGTCGCGTCGGCGTCGCTGTAGGCCTTGGCCGATGGCTGCAGGCCGTGGCCCAGCTTCGCCAAGACGTAGTTCTCGCCCAGGTGCACCATGCACGACACGAACAGGCCGGGCCAGAACAGGGACGGCAGCGAAGGCGAGTCGAACAACTCGCCCATGCGAACCGTGGGCTCGTCGTAGGTGATCGATGCCGCGACGCCTGCACTCATGTCGATGCGGGCAATGCGGATGTCGTGGTGCGTCCTGAATGTGCCTTCGAGCACGCCGTACTTCATCACGAAATAGGACAGCAGGAAGACGTTGTTCGGCAGCGCCACCGTCCGCATGTGCTGGGCCGCGAGTTCATCGATGTGCGTGAACCAGGCCGCCGGGTAGTAGAAGTCCGCCGTCGACCAGAAGGTTTCGTTGGACAGTTGGCCGTCAAACAGCGCCGTCAGGTCCAGCACCTCCAGCGTGCTGAAATTCTTGTTGATGGCGCGCAGCATCCAGAACTTGCGCGAGTAGTCGCGCGGGTCCAGCGCACCGCTGTACTCGGTCCAGTAGAAGCGTTCCCGCATCAGCACCGCCAGGTGGTTTTCTGTGGCGATGCACGGCATGTACTGCGCGAATTCCACATCGGGGTCGGCGAACACCTCGGATGCGATGGCGAAGTTGTAGGACGTCTGCCCCAGCTGCACCACGGTGACGGATGGGTCATTGCGCGGCCGGCCCGCCGTGTCCACCCGCTCGGAAAACCGAGGGTAGGCGCAGAACACCGCATTCACATGGGCGTCCGATACCGTGCTCGGGATCTTCCCGGCGAAGGCCATGCACGGAGAAAACACCGGGAACAGTTGCGCGTCGGCGCTGGTGAAGCCGTCGTACAGGTGGAGCGTGGTCGCCGGGAACACATCGGCCAGGACCTTGTGCCCGCCCCACTGGTTGAACCGGGCGATCTGCACATGCCGGCGCATGATTCGGTAATCAACCTCCTGCGTCTGTTCTTCCGTGCCACCACCCAGAACCTCGGCGTCAAAGGTGTAGGTGTAGGCGAAGGTGTCGAATTGCGAGTAGTCCTGCAGGATGCCGCCGAAGTAGGTCGCTCCCGGCGTCGGAGCCACGTCCGCAATCTCGGTCTTCGGGGTCGGGATGGGCTGTGCCGGAAGCTGGTAGCGCGTGACCGTTCGGCCCTGCTGTATGTCGGACTTCGGGTAGCCGTAGGTCAGGAACCCGAGTTGCTCGATGTTGACGCGGCTGAATTCGCCACTGACCCGCGTCTTGGTAGTGGCGTTGCGCTGGCTGAACTGCCAGTCACCGCCGGCCACCCGCTGCGCCCGCACCTGCGCTGTCCCGACAGGACTCGGGCCATCCGGCAGTTTCGGGTACAGGGCCATTCACGCTGTCTCCTGCGTGTTGTTGTGGTCGGTCCACCAGGGGGCGAAAACAGCAGAACCACTCATGGCGAAATCGATGAGGTCGAAAGACACACTCAGCGGAACCTCAACCGTCGCAGACAGCGTGTAGGTCACGCCATCGGGGCTCGTCAGGACATCCACCTCGTGGGCGTCATACGATGAGCTGAACAGCATCTGCGCATCGCATGGCAGCGTCAGCATGCCATCCGGGGCCAGGAAGACGAACTCCAGCTCGCTGGGGCCTCCATCGGGACCGACAAGACCTTCTTGGCCCGTGATGCCGTCGTAGGTTGGACCAAATGGGCCTGACAGCCAGTTGGCGGCCTCGATCAGGTCGTCGCCATACGTGCCTGCGCCTGTTGGTGAAAACTTCAGGCTGGCAAAAGAGTCGTTGTGGTCCCAGTACGTGGAACGAACAACGACCTTGACGTAGAGCGCGGCCATTTACTCGGTCGGCAGTGCGAAGGTCGCGTAGTCGATCAACTGCGGCGCGGCGGAAACCAGTGCGGTGTCCGAGATGTTCATGTCGTGGCCGGCGATACCGACCGTTCCCTGCCAGCGGCGTTGCGTGGTGCTCAGGGTGCCATCGTCTGCGGCGGTCACAAAGCGGAAAAACGATGCCGTGCCGGTCGCCACGTTCACGCCACTCCAGACTTCGGCGACGGTCTTGGTGATTACGCCATCGGCAGCAACCGCTTCAACCGTTAGGCCCGTGGCCGTCGAGTTGTTGCTGATCGTGCACAGCAGCGTCGCGCCGCCCAGGCTGTCATTGGCCGAAGACGGGATGGTGCCGGCGTAGATTTTGACGAAACCAAGGTCCATGGCAGCCTTGAAGCTGCCCGTGTCGAGCATGTAATTGCGCAGGCCGGTTGATTGTTTTGCCATGATGGCTCCTTAGACAGAGATTGCGGTGAAGGGGGCGGTGATTTCGATCTTGTTGCCGACACCAAGCGGCAGCGGCGACGGGAAGCGCACGGCCGCGATCAGCACGCCGGTCGTGGATCCCTTGGTCGGCGAGGTGGATACAAAGCCGCCCGTTGCGGTTTCGGCGGCGGTGGTGCCGGTGAACAGGGCAACGGATGCCTCGTTGTCCACCGCGCCGTCGGCGATGGCGCCCAGCACCAGTTCAGGCCGGGTGGTCTGCGAGTACAGCGTCTGCTCGGTGGCGAGCCCGGGGAAGGTCGCCATGGTGTCGCCGGGCTGCGGCGTGTAGTCGCCCTTGTACAGACCGACGTACAGGTTCGGATATTGGGTGCCCGCTTTGAGCGCGGCAGACCACAGGTAATTCAAGCCTTCAACCGGGATCATTTCGACCCTCCTTTAAGTTACAGAACGCGCCGTCATGTAGCAGCCGAAAGCCGCCGTACCGCTGCCCGGTGAACTGCCAGACAGCGCCGTGATGAGAGTCCGCAAACCATTGGTTTCGCGGTAGATGGATGCGCCGGAGTCGGCCGGTGCGAATGCGATCTGTTTGTCCTGCAGCAGCGTGATCGAGCCATCGATGCCGGCACGCACGGGGCCGCGCGGGCTGAACCACGTCACATCCTTGCTGTTCGGGATCGTGGCGAGCGTGCCGGGCGTGGCGCCGTAGGGCGCGACTTCAGCCATTTCGGCCTTGGACACGTCACCACCCGGGAAAAACCATGTCTTCTTCGCCGTCGCCATGTAGACGCCACCCTCGACCGCTGCCACCAGCGTGACTGGATCTGGGAACGGGATGTAGCCGGTGCCGGGCTTGTACAGGCCCAGGCTGTAGGGCAGCGAGTAGCGCACGAACTGGCCTTGAGCCGACAGCAGGCGCCCGTTGTGGTACGCCAGGATGTCAGCAGGAGGAAGCGAGGCCGTGACCTCGTGCACCACGGGTTCACCGCTGGATGTGATGACGCTCAGATCCTGCAGCGTGGTGCCGATCGGCAGCGTGCGGTCGCGGTAGAAGATGTCGCCATCGGGCGCCGTGACGAACACATCAACCGTCGCAGCCAGTGCGGCCATGGTCAGGCGGATGCGCCCGTTCTCGGGAACCTGCACAAAAGCGGGCTCGGTCAGGGCCGATCGCAGGCCGCTGGCCAGCACGGTTGCGAAGCACACCGCGTACATGCCTTCGCGCAATGAACCGCCAGCCTGGCCGACACACAGCGGCGCCGGGTTCGGCATGGCCGGCACCAGGCGGGCCGTCGATCCACCTCGGATCAGGTTCAGCGTGAAGCCGTCCGACCAGGCGAGGCCGTTCGGTGTTTCGGCGTAGCAGACGTTGGCGAAGGCCGACGCCAGTTGCGCCACGGACTCGGAAGGCGCAACGCCGTCGAATCGGTACAGGCTGGCGCCCGATGCGTAGTATCCATAACCGCCCGAACTCGTCAGGCTTCGGACATTGGAGCCTGTCACGATGCGCTCGGAGCCTGGCCGGCGCTGGAATGTGCCGACTTCCGTCAGGTCCACGTTCACCGCATCGCGCACGGCGCTCTTGCCAGACTGGTCCTTGGGCAGGCGGTCATCCGGCGCGCGGTTGTTGATGCCGGTGAAGCCCGGTACTTTGACGGGCTTCATGGCAGGATTGATGTGTTGGCGTGCTCGACGTCGTGGCGCGTGATGCGGCGCATGTCGGCGTCGGGCAGCGGGCCGAAGTGGCGCGTGAAGCGGGCCTCGGCTTTGTTTGCACGATCCGGGTCGAACACCTCCATGTCGGGGATGCTGAATCCCTTGTGCATCGCCCAGTCGATCAGGTGGATGTGGTTCGCGCGGTGAATCTCTGGCTCGTCGGCGTCGTTGGCGAGCGCTTCCAGCGGAAGGCGGTAGCACTCCAGATCGATGCGGTCATCGGCAACAAACGTGCCGACAACCCGAATCTTTGTGTCGTCCTGCACGATGCAGAAGGCTTCTTCTTCGCTCTCGCGCCAGTCCGGGATGTTCTTGTCCAGCCACTCACGGGACTGAATCGGTAGCGGTGTCGGGTCATCACCGCTTGCGTGGATCAGGCGTACCGAGATCAGCTCATAGACCGACTCGTGCAGCGCATAGGTGTGCGTGCCCACGGTCAGCGGAATTTGTGTGACGGCCACGGTGGCGTCGTCACGCAGCAGGCGGGCGCGGATGCAGGCCTGCTCTTGGGCTTCGTTGAGCCAATCCGTCACATCCAGGTCTTCGAACAGGTAAGGCAGCGCCTTGTCGTTCACGTTGACGCGGAATCGGCGGATCAGTTCTTCGAGCGTCATGTCAGCGCACCCCGAACTGCTCGATCAGGTTGGCGACTTCGGCGCGCAGTTTGGCGACACCCAGGCGCTTGTCCAGCTTGGTCTGGTACTTCTCGGCGTAGGCTTCGAGCGTGTCCTTGTCCATGGACTCGACATGCAGCAGCATGGATTCCATTTGCTGGTGCTCGTCGTCCTTCTCCTGCTCAACGGCCAGCGTCGCGGCCTCGGCCATCGCCTGCTCTTGCTCGGGAGCGGCGGTGGTGTCGTCGCTCACCTTGAACTCGGCGAAGCGCAGCAGCGGTTTCGCGTACTGGGCCGGGATGGGCTTGGTGTCACCGGGCGTCCACGCGGTTTTCAGAGGCGTGCGGTCGGTGTAGGGCTTCCAGCCGGTGTACTTGATGCGGACGAATTCCATGTGTGTCTCCAGAAGCGGGCCAGCCGAAGCCAGCCCGCTACGTTCCGGCGAAAAATCAGCCGTTGACGGTGCCTTCAGCGATGCCGAACACCACGATGTCGGTCACGGACGCCGAAGCGTTGGCCGCTCCGCCAGTGGTCAGGATCAACCAGGCTTCTTTCTGGAGGGTCACAGGGGCGTTGGTCGTGGCATTGCGCAGGCGACCAACTGCGTTCACAGCCAGCGCGCTACCGAAGTAGGTTGCAGACTGCGGCACGGAGGCATCGTCCACGCCATCGACGTATTCAAAGCCCAGGTTGGCGGTCACGGCTGCGGTCCAGGCGTCGGACACGATCACTTCGCTGTCAACGAACCGGAAGCCGGCGGGCAGCAGGCCCACGCGAACCTTGTCGCCGGAGGCCACGGCAGCGGTCGTGTCCGAGCCGATGACGGCGCCGGATGCGTTGGTCTGCACCTTGTAGGGAAGGGCCGACAGGTTGCCCCAAGGGGTCGAGCCAAGTTGCACGCGGGCGTCCTTGGTGTTTTTGGTGATGGTTGCCATTTCGGGCTCCTAAATCTGATGAAGGGATGGAACAGCAGGGCCGAAGCCCTGCCTGTTGCTTTACGAGCGAGCGCCCAGGATCGGCACAGCGGTGTCGATGGCGATCACACCGTGGTCGGTGTAGTGCTTCGAGCCGTTGCCCTGGTCCACGAGCCAGCGGATCTTCATCAGGCCCTGAATGGCGCCGATCAGCAGTTCCATCTTGTCGTCGTGGTCGAAGTCCTTCTCTTTCCAGAAGAAGGGCATGCCGCCGTGGCGGCTGGAGCCGAACGCCTGGCCGATGGCCTGACCACCCAGGAGGATGGCGCGGTCAACAGCGTGGGTCGTGCTGAACGCGGCAGGCACGATGCACGAGGTTTCCGTTTCGGTGTCGTTGGCGGCGCAATACATGATCGCGTCGCCAGCGTAGAAGCGGATCGGCTTGGGCATCTTCATCAGCAGGATGCCGTTCCACAGACCGCACTCGCCGAGGAACAGCGGGTGGTTCTTGGCCTTGGTCGCTCGGGCCAGAGCGTTCGCCTGGAACTGGCGGAAGCTCGAATCCTGCGAGAAGGCGTGGTACTGAGCCGGGGAAACCAGCATCACCCGCAACGGGCTGTCTTCGGCCACCACATCACCGGGGA